CCATCCTCATCTGTATATCTGCCTTGGTCATAGGTTTTTGCTCTTGATAGAAAACTAAAGGTTCTTTTTATCGTTTCAACACTTAATTTTTCTTTTCTCGCAATTTGTCCGGCTCTTGTCCAGCCAATTTGAGTTCCGCAATCCGAACCGTTTTCTTCCTTATGTTTAATTGCCCTTTTAGCGTTATTTACTGCTGCTTCTGGATAATCGTTGTACGGCATAATTACGGATTTACGTTTTCCTTTGAATTAGATGCCAATGGCATTCCGTATTCATCTCCACCTTCGTATCCATTCAATCCTTCCTTCTTTCGTATCTCGTTCGGATTCAATGCGCGAATGTTATACATTGTCTGATATAATCTCGCTCTTGAATCGGTATCGCCTTGGAGCAATCCATCCAAATCGAACTTAACAAAGGTTTTTCCCCATTGGTCGCGCGGAAACAATTTGGAGTTAAATTCGGATTCGATTCTCTTTGTCCAGCTCCGCAATGTGTATTGAACGAAGATTCTGTTTAATAATTCGGCATTGTTAAAGGTTTCGGATTGACCAAGTAAGGTAACGGGAACACCCGTGATATTGCTTATGTCCGTAATGGTAAGCCTTCTTCCTTCTATGTCGTTAGCGTCAACTCCTTTACCTGTTGTTCTGTATTTGACTCCATTGCTTAATAATGCCGTTTTCCCACTATTATCCGGACCCTGATAATTACGATTCCAGCTCTCCTGGATTATATCTCTTTGCTCCTTTGATAGCGCCTGGTCCGTTTCTAGAACACCTCCGATTTGCGCTCCGTTTCCATAGAAATTTGCTCCGTGTTGTATTTCGGCAATTCCGCGTCCAAGTGTGTCTTGTTGGTAATCGATTACGGATTTACCTAAAATACCATCTTCAGAGTACATCCTTAAATGGATTATCTCCGAAGCTGGAACGGATGCACCGTGTTCGTGAATATAGTAGAAATATTCGCCTTCGACCTTGAATTGTTCCCATTCTTCCGTAATCAAGTGTAATCTATCAATGTTACCGGAAGAATCGGTCATTATATGGATTAAAGCGTTTCCACCTTTGTAGTTGCTTGATCCGGTAAATAACTGCCTCACCAAAGTTTCCATATACGTAAACTTGTCGCGAGTTGGTTCTGGTCGGAAGTTGATTAACGGATACAATGGATGGTTAACCGCTTCGGTTATGTTTCCTTCTTCATCTTTGGTATATACAGAAAATGGAAGCGATGCGATTTGCTCGGATAGAATTGTAACCGCTCGGAAATAAGCCGGAATTGCTTGAGATGTTTTCCAATTTACGGAAACCTTTGCTCTTGAAGCGGAGAATAATACGGTTTGCCAAGTTGACCAATCTTTTGCTGGTCCAATCTTGGAATATATTGCTGCTCTTGCCGTTTGAAATGGCTTAATTACACGTTGGATTAATCCCATAGGCAAATATTTGCGATTTTTATTGGAAAAAACCAAAAAATAATTAACAAAGTGTTGTTTTTTGTTAACTATTCGTATATTGTGCTATTCATTAATCAAAAATCAATCAAAATGAACAATTACAAAGACCTTTTTTCAGTTTACGGTGAGTACGATGGAAAATTCTATTTGGAAACCTACAAAGACCACAAAGAAGCCTATTCAAGATTTAGTCAATTATCTTTCAAGATGTTGCAACGCGCTACAAAACAATGGAAAAAGAATTCGGATTTGATTCCGCAATATTACGAAACGACCACAAATGGCTTCGATAAGTCATCACATTGCCGAATCGGACATATTTATATCGACAGGATTCCGGAAGAACACGAAATTAATTAGTATATTCGCATCAAAGTTGGTTATAGTTACGGTTTTATTACGAAGCTGCTCATTTTGGGCAGCTTTTTTATTTTAATATACCTCGTAACCATTTTGATTTCATTACGCGGAAAGTTCCGTAATTTTTGTATTTATTGATTCCTTTTTGCTTAAAATGCCATTGCTCAGTAGCGATATATGCCTGGTGATAACTCATTTTGGTATCGACTATTGAAAAGAAGTAGTCGAAATATTCTTGATTGCTCATTTTATTGAATTATATGAAAGAAATAACCTCATCAGCGTTAAATGGTGTTTGACCCTTTTTTGAATCCATATAAGCTGCGTAACACATCGCCAAAACGACCATTCCATCTATTTTCTCTTGGCTTTTGGATTTATCAAACATTACAAGTCCGGTGTGATTCGTTTTGATTGTGATATTACCAGCCATCCAACGTAATACCGGATCACCACCGTGCCAAATCTGACCTTTTTCTATTAATGCTTCTAGTTCTCGAATCGGCTCGTTATACGAAACAACCGTTTGCCGAAATTCACGCATCGGAACTCCTTCCGCGTAAAGTTCCGAAGCGAATTGAGTAGATTGCCACGGATCGTAATAAATCTTCTGAACCGAATAATTGTCCATTGATTCGTTGATGTCGGTACGAACGGCATTGAAATCGGTTACATTTCCTTTGGTTAGATTAAGATTTCCATCCTTTGCCCAGTCAAGGTACGGCACTCCATCCTTTTTCGCTCTGAATTGCGCTCCTTCTTCTGGACAATAATATTTCGCCTTAAATATGAAGCTATCTCGATCCGGTGTTGGTGGGAACAATAATCCGAAACAAGTTAAATCCCATTTCGTGGACAAATCCACCGCAGCATAGCATTCACTTCCAATTAATTCGGATTCGGATACAGATTTATTGCCCTTCATCCATATTTTGTCCGTAATCCAAGTTTTAGATTGACGAACCCAGATATTAAGGTTCTTGGTTTTGAAATTAATCTCCGCAGATTGACCTTCGTTTATTGCCTTGGTGTATTCTGTTCGCAATCCTTCCCAACTCGGAGTTGTTCCAATGGAAGGATTCGCCTTTTGCCACGTTTCTTCTTTGTGCCAATCGTCTTCTTTATTGGCTGCGAATATTAATCCGAATGTGGAGATGTCATCCTTTTTGCCGGATACGATGTCATTCACAACCTTTCGGTATTGGTGGCAAGGTCCATTAATGTTAAATCCGGCAGTTGTGATTATGAATAACAAAGGTTGCGTTCTATTAACCATTCCGGATGCCAGGTTACGCAATATGGAATCGTCTTTGGCTTCGTGGTATTCGTCAATTATTGCAAAATGTGGTCGAACACCATCCAATGTTTTCGAATCAGCTGCAATAGGTTTGAAACTAGATTCGCCTTGCAAGTTTTTTAATCCACGAGTTGTAATTGAATCGTAAACTTTGCAAATACTTGCAAATTTTTTAGACTCTTGCATAAACTGGGTAGCCATAACTTTTCCGGCGTTCCAACAGATTGTTGCTTGGTCATACTTGTTTGCAGCCGAATAGCACTCCGCACCCATTTCTCCATCAAAAAACGCACCTATTACACCTAACGCACCGGCAAATTCCGATTTACCATTTTTTTTGCTTACCTCAACATAAGCCTTTCGCGTAACTCGATAATTGTTGCGTTTGTATTTCCAACCAAATATCCAGCTCAATACAAATATCTGCCAAGGAAGTAATTGGAATGGTTTTCCGTAATACTCACCGGATGTGTGCCGAAGCATTCTAAAAATGGTAATAATCCTTTGAACACCTTCGGCGTCATAATATATATCCGGATTCTTCTCAAATTGCTTCCACCTTTTGACCGCAGACAATTCTAAATCGCCACAAATCCTTTTGCCTTCTAAAACATCAGATATGTATTCGCGAACTTCCAATTATCCTGTATGGCTCTGGTTCATAATGATGTCGAATGGATCGGATACTTCTTCGGATTGTTCGTTTCGCATTTTGTCGCGAACTGCTGGTGTTAAACCGAGTTGTTTCAAGAATCCTTCAACGTGAGCGAGATGCGTTTTGTACACGGTTAATTCCGGACTAACTTGCCTTGAACCATTCGGATACGTTTGTATTTGATTGCCTTTCAATTCCGCGTCCGCTTCCTCCAATAACTGAATCGAACGAGCGCACCTGGTTACAATTACCGAATCGGCTTCGTTTAAAAGTCCGCAGTATTCCAGGTCCTGAACCAATCGGTCAAAGTACCTTTGTTCTTGAATGTTTAGTTTCTTATATGGTTTCATAAGTTTCAATTTTTTCTTTTAAATAATCGGAAAACCTATTAACTTCATCAATGGTTTCTTGTTCTATATTTTTAAAATCATTATTGTGATTTATTGCAATAATAGACCTTAATAAATTATAAGCCAATAATACGCTTTCATCTTTGCATTTTTTTTGGTCAAAACTTTTATATGGATTTCTAAAATAAGAACTAACAACTTCTCGAAGCAATTCTGAAGCTGAAATATGAAACTTTTGAGCGTAATAATTTATTTTATCTTTTTGGCTTTTTGTGGTTATAAAATTTACCTGTTTATTATATGATTGTCTTTCTATTATCTTATTCATTTTTTATTTTTTTAGCAATTAAAAATCTAATGTAATTACCCATTGACCGGTTTTCCTTATTCGCCAATTCCTCAAGAGTTTTTCTTTCTTCTTTAGTCATTTGAATTGTAAACTGGTGTTTTTTTTCTTTTTTATTCATAAGTTTCAATAATTTCTGAAAGTTGTGAAAGTCCCCTCTCGGTTAAAATTGGTGTGAGAAAAAAGGTACT